CCGCTCGGGTCAAATATCGGCCCGTTGGGATAGTCCACCGCATCGGAAGCAATAGCGGTTTGCGCCATCATTCGTGAAATGACAGCGTTTCTGATTTCTGTAAGGGTCATTTGTAGGCCTGAATTACACCATTAAACGAGACGGCATAGACGCCTGTCGGCGCCTGTGTTGAGTGGCCATTCTCCAGAGGCACGGAGTAAGGCAGGTTCGACTGGATGTAAATCACCGAGTAGGCTGGCGCCTGGTCAATAATATTTTTGCCATTAAGAAACGTCATTGTCCCGCGCGGATCCGGTTCGGTCGGGACGGAATGATTAGGTTCGCCGATGCTGACAAAATGCGATGCCCTGAAGGTTCCTGCGCGATACTCAGCCGGCCGCCTGATATCCATGCTGTCATTAACACGGACTTTCTTTCTGAGACGGCCTGTCTTTGTCAGGTTGGCAGGATCGGCATAAAGAGATTCGTTCCATTCCCCAACAGCTTTGTTGTACTGAACCGCGGTCGCGTTAATGGCCCACAGCTCCGGGTTTCCTACCGGCGACCGCTGAACGATTTCATTCAGCAACTGGATGGCGATTGCCCGCTGGCGTAGTTTGACATCTTCTGCCACCAGCCCGGCGAATGCCGCCGGGTCAATGTTCCAGCCCTTAGCCATATCACGCCCTCCGCAGTTGAATGGAGTACGCAGCGCCAGCAGAGTCGGCAGAAGCGGTGATGACCTCGTAGCGCTGAAGCTCACCCGTAACCGGATCCGGTGCGGTGATGATATGCCCGACGGCCGGCTTATCAGTCACCTCGTTAACCAGTGCGGTTAGCTTCACATCACCATGCAGAATGTTAACGCCATCGATACGGCGCAGCTTATAGCGCGCCAGCACTCCACGCCCCGAGTAAGTCACCTGCGTTTCAGTGCCGGTTTCCGTCACCGGGTCCCAGGCACCTCGAACGGTATATGACCCAGTGAAATCCTTAACGGCATCCTGCAGATCGGTATCGAAGGCTGCGGCGACTTCGGTTTGCAGCTCGTCACGAATGCCCATATCACCCCCTCACCAGTCGCACCTGTGACTGACTCACGCCATAGGGCTTAAGCATGGCTAGCGCCAGCTGGAGGTCGGAATCGAGCAATGCAGAGCTGTTGGTAGCGAGTTCTGCGAAGGTTTTGGAAACAGAAACGTCGTCAGCGTCAACGGTCTTACTCAACAGCACCCCCGAGTCAGTTTTCTGCTGATACAGGCCACCATTTGAGGCTGCCAGCGCCGCATAGGCGCCGGCCTGTTTCACATCGTCAGGAATAATAGTTTCGTGAGTTGCCTTATCGCACGGCAGTTTCAGGTTAAGTCCATTCATCCAGGTATTAGCCATCAGCACAGATTTGGCTTTTTTGCTTTCATCTGTCCAGGTGGCACCGAGAATCGAATTGACATCTTCAACGGTGATGAAAGTGATCATGCATCACTCCATTTCTTTCCAGCCGTGCGCCTTCCAGTTCTCCACTTCATCAGGGTGAACGTTGGCGGTATTGGGGCCGCCGGGGAATGCCGGGAAATCGGTAATCATCGCCACCAGCTGCTGTTCCTGCTGTTCCTGCTGTTCCTGCTGTTCCTGCTGTTCCTGCTGTTCAGGATCATTGGCATCAACCTGCGCGGCCGCAAGTTTTGCTGCAGCACGTTCAGCACGCTGCTCTTTGGTTAACCCGGCCATAAGCCCTCCACTAAAAAAAGGGGCCGAAGCCCCTCATGGTTGATGGTTTTCAGCCAGCAATAATGACGCTGTGACGCGGAACTGGCGCAGCGACACCCCACGCCAGACCAACTTCATAACGGATTTGGCGATACTGGCGGTACAGTGCCACCTGGAAGGTAATGCCTGATGCCGGGTCGGTAACGTTCATCACATCATCCGCAGTATCACCACCTTGCGGCATTGCCGGGGTGCGAGATGCCAACAGCAGCGCATTACGGTCAAACGCCATATTCGCCACATATCCTGCACCACGGGTAATAGCGGTGTTATCTGCCAAATCCTGACGCAGACCAGGCTGAGCAAGGGTGATAGTGCTTGCTGTTGCAGCTACAACTACATACTTGTTGTCGTCGCCATCAAAACTCACCACATCGCCAGCGGTGAAAGACCCTGTGCCAGTATCAATGGCAATGATACGATCGCCTTCAACCTTATCTCCATTAACCAGGTAGCCCGCGGCAGCCGAGGCCGTGTGAGTTTTAACGCCGGCGGAGTTGTGGATATTAAAGCCCTCCAGGCGGCCCAACGTACCTTCACGCAGCAGTTGTTCCGTCCCGGCTTCGTTCACTTTGAACAGGACAGACTGTTTACCGCGGAGGTTTGCGATGGCAGCCGAGCCGAGAACCATCTGGAGGTCGGTAGTCGGTGAGCCATTATCCTCCAGCACTTTACGCGCCAGAGCGGCATCGCTGAGGTCCTCCTTGATACCAAACGGCGTCGTTCCCGGCGTGCCGACCTGACGGGATGCATTGAAGTAGAGAGCGCCCAGGTCCGCATCGACTTCGTTCGCCAGCGCGCGGAAAGCCTGCTTGAACTGGTCAGCGAGGATGGTGTTGTAAGTACCGGCCGGCCCGAGGGCCAGTTGCTCTTCACCATTCCATTTGACCGGGGCCATTTTGGACTTGGTGATTTTGACGTCCACGGTGCCGATGTTCTGATCACCCGTGTTCGGAGCCGAAGGGCCCGGTACGATGTCTTCAGTTACTGCTACCGGGGCAACTGGTGCGGTAACCGTCTGGTCTTTTGCTGCAGCATCTGCTTTGGTGTTACGGGCGACGGCAGGAATAAAACCTACCTGCTCGCGGGAAACAACATCCAGAGCGGTATAGATAGTCGGAATTAAGTTTGTGAGTGTATTCACTGGAATTTCCTTAAAATTAAATAGGTTAAATGATGCCCTATCCAGAGCTTGCGCCGCCCCTCATCCAAGGATAAGCTAGGTGTCAGACCTGTTATTGATGGTAATCAAAATGAAAGAATGTTTGATTGATGGTTGTGATCGCGATGCCAGCTCTAAGGCTCACGGACGAAATGGATATTGCTCGGCGCATTACCAACGCATCCGCATACACGGTGATGCAATGACTTATAAAAAGGTGGCAAAACCATTCGAATTCAAAAAATGCCTTGTTGACGACTGCGAAAGAAGCGCTAACCGTATCAATGGTGGAAAGCGAGGATATTGCTCTATGCACTATCTACGAGTTAAGCGATCTGGCGACCCTTCACTCGTAAAGCAGGCGCCATCCCCCGCGAAAGACTTCATTGAGGCATTTAAAAACCACGACTCTGAGGAATGTCTGATATGGCCTTTCCATCGCAGCAAAAAGGACGGCTACGGACGCATTCATGAGTCAGGAACTGAGAAGCTCCTTACAGCCTCTAGAGCCATGTGCATTGCGGCGCATGGGGAGCCACCGACCAAACGCCACGAATCGGCCCACTCCTGCGGTAAGGGTCATGAAGGATGCGTTAATCCCCGTCATCTTTACTGGGCTACGCCAGAAGAGAATCAGGGTGATAGGGTACTTCACGGAACATCAAACAGAGGTGAAGCCCAATGGAAACACAAATTAACTGTGGAGCAGGTGCGGGAAGTAAGGTTGCTACTCGACTCCCACACCCTAAGAGAACTAGCTGACATGTATTCAGTGTCGACCAGGGCCATCCACAGCATTAAAACCAGAAAGACTTGGGCTTGGCTTGATTAATCGACGATGGTGATACCGTCTTTGAGTGCAGTTTGTTTGCCAGCCATATCCAGCGAATCGAAAGCGTCACGCTTCATGGTTTTCTGCCCGGCCTGATGCTGAGACTGCCGTGAACCGCCGCCCTGATTACCACTGGCTTTCAGGATGTGGTCTTTCTGCGGATACTGCTCCACCAGAAATTCAATAGCTTCGTCGAATGAAGCTAGTTCGCCAGGCTTAGCGCGTGAGTAAATCTTGTTGCCAGTTCCGTCATAGGCGACGACCTTTCCGTCCTCGACCTTGAAGGACTGACCGAAGCGCGCCTGAAGCATGTCAGAAGGAATGGCGATTTTATCGGTGATGAATTTCGAACCTGAGAAATTACCGCCGATCATGGATTCATAAAGCTGGCCTTCCAGAGTGGTGGCGCGATTATTCGCTTCATCCAACTGGGTCTGGAATGATTTGGTAATATCAGCTCTGACCTGGTCTACAGCGCCAGCATCGATCAGTTTCTTTTGGTCGATTTTGGTCATCATCTCGAGAGCTTCGAGTGCTTTGATTGGGTCAGTAATGCCGGAGAACTTAGCCAGGCTGACTTCAGCAGCTTCTTTAGCTTCACGATGAGATTTCGCCTCACCATTCAGCGAAGATATTTTCCCTACTGCTTGCGCCGCGTCGAAGCCGATCTCTTTGCCGTCGTCATGGACATAAACAGGCAGTCCGTTCGCATCAACCTCTGCATAGCTCTTGCCGTTAACTTCAACTGTTTTCAGTTTCATGCTGTTACCTTTGAGTTGGCCATCCGACCGTTGCACCACTCACCATCCGGATTGTGGCAATAAAAAAGGCCACCCTAAGGCAGCCTGTGAATGAATATTGATGATTAAATTCCGGCGTTCCTGAATGCCTTATCGTCACGCTCCAGTAATTGATCCAGCGTCAGCCATTCACCCCTGTCGTTATAGAACTCATCCGGAGATATGCCACCATCACGAATAAGTCGGGCGCGTGTTACGCCGACAATTTCAGACTGCCTGGTAAACGACTGCCGTGAGAACCAGTCCTGGTAATTTGTGTCGGCCGGCACCTGCCCATCCATGCTGGCGCGGGAGCTATCCTTGATTTCACCGACTTTGATACCTAACTCATCGGACGATTTCAGAACGTACGTTTCGGTACTTCGACAACACCAGTGAATTTTGCCGGGTCCCTGTAAATAAGGCACCTTATGACCGATTGGCTTGTTATCCAGGGTGTATTTCAGGCGGTCACGAATTCGACAATCTTTTGATGTCCGGTTATCCAAAGTTGATAGCCATTGCTTACCTTTCAGAATGTCGTCGTTCGCTGTGGCAAAGCTTTGTCGTGCAGTCGCCGCAAGATGGCCGACTGCTGTTTTCGCAATGCTGGCGGCGTTGGCCCTGCTCATTTGCAGAGCACCGTCCTGATAACCCCGGTTAGCGTGCCCGCGAACTTTGCGAGCTATCTGTTCCGTTGTATCACCCAGCAAGAACCCCTGCCGCACAGTGTTGCTGATGCGCGTCATGCGATCGGCTTCAAGGTTGTCCGCCCACTCAGACAGTAGTCGCCCCTGAAATGGCTGGGCCATCGCCGCCGCATACACAGCATCAGGTGAGATACCGACTAGTGGGTGAAGTGCCAGAACATCGTCAGGAATGGCAAACTGGAACAGACTTAACTGGAAACCAGCCTCATGCTTCGCAAGCTCCTGCAATTCAGCAGATAACCCGGCATACATAGCCTGTACAGTCTCATGATTCAACGCCCGGACACTGACAAGCAGCGATTCCAGGCGTGAAACCGTGAAGCTATTTGCGTCCAGGGTATCCATAGCCACCAGTAGCCGGGCTGTTAACTCAGCGTCGCTGTCATTCAGTAATTTCATCATACGACTGGCAACGCCGGTGCTATACCGGCTTATCCAGATAGCATGCGCCAGTGATTCATCGCTGAGCCGGTCATTAGCCGTCATCATTTCCACCACCTGCATTATTCAGTCCGCTCGCCAGCGTGACCTGCTGATTCCTCAGTTCGTCGATCACCTCTTCAGGGTTTGCGTCAGGGTCGATAAATTTCAGTGCCTGAAGAACACGCACGGCATCAACCTGGCGGATGTCGCCCCCCTGGCGTAAGGACTGAACGGCTATTGCCGCGGTTGCGTCAAAGGTTTGCGCCGAAACATCCAGTTCGGTGCGCACATCAACATTGCCGCCCTCTTTTTCACCCAGCCATTCAGCCATGATTTGCAGGATGTTATCGAGGGCATCTTCCAGTGAACTTGCCATCGTATACAGCGGCGAATTCTCCTGCATGCGCTCTTCGTTGGTCTGGTCAACGGATTTGGTTGAGGTGTTTTCGGCGCGTAGCAGTTTTGCGCCGGCCTGTCGCATCTGGTTTTCCAGGTCTTCCAGTGAGATCTTTCCGGCCCCAATGGCTGAGCCGGTATGTTCCACATACTCCAGCCCCTGGCGCTGGCGATCGTCGAAGCGGGTTGCAGTAGAAGAGCCGATAGTTAACGTTTCACCTTCG